ACCGATTTGTAATGCTGATTGCCGCCAATGCCACCATGGCCAAGCAACTTATGGACCCGGTGGCCCTAGCGCTGAAAACAAACGAGCTACTTCTGGCGGACTTTCCCGAGTTTGTTTACCCAGTAGTTAGAACCGCAGGCATCAACCAGCGCCGCCCCTTGCACAACGGAAAACCGATATCCGTGCAGGTGACGAAAACCGAAATCGTCCTGGCGGAAATTTCTGGACATTGTGCGGGGGCGGTGATTCGATGTGCTGGGCTACTCTCTGGAAATATCCGCGGGCAAACCGTATCGATGCCCAGCGGTGATTCGTTGCGCCCGTCGCTGTTTCTGGCTGATGACCCGCAAACCCGCAAATCGGCCAAGAGCCCGAAGGAAAGCGAAAACCGCGAAGCCATTTTGGCGGGCGATGTTCTCGGGATGGCGGGGCCTGGTGAAAAACTGTCGGGGCTTGTGCCGTGTACGGTGATCCGTGAAGGGGACATGGCCGACCGGATCCTGGACCAACGATTAAACCCCGCATACCACGGGATGCGGTACAAGATGATTGAAGGGCTGCTGCCCGATAAGGATCTGAAAGCCTGGTGGGATTACAAGGCGATTTACGACGAAGGGGAGCGCCGGAAAGATGGCGGAGCTGCTGCCCGGGCCGAGTTCCGCCGCAACCGAGCCGAGATCAGCCGCGGGCTGAAAGCCTACTGGCCGTCGAGATATGAGCCCGGGGAAGTCGACGCCATCCAGCACGCGCTGAACCGCTGGTGCAAGAACCGCGAAGCATTTCACGCGGAATGCCAGAACGATCCCAGCGCGGCATTGATGGCCGACGATAACACACCCTCGATGGCGGGGCTGTTTGAAAAGTTCACCAGGCTCCCGCGTGGAGTGTTGCCGATCTGGACGCGGAAACTTGTGGCAGACATCGACGTTCAAAAGGAAATTCTGTTCTACAAAGTGATGGCCGTTGGGGATGGATTCCGGGCCGCGCTGGTGGATTACGGAACATTCCCAGACCAGGGGCCGGGGTATTTCACGATTAAGGATCTGCGATTGAAGATGAGCCAGGCATTCACAGCCGCGGGTCGGTCCGGTGGCATGGAATCCGCCATCTGGTGGGGGCTCGATCAGCTGCTGCCGAAACTGATGAAATCATGGCCGCGGGAAGATGGCCACGAACATCGAGTCGAACGGCTGGGGATTGATACCGGCTGGGGTGACTCGACGGACTTTCTCTACGAATACTGCCGCCGCTCACCGTTTGCCGCGATCTTATTACCTACCAAGGGGGTCGGGATCACGGCCGGTGAAAGACCGATGACCGAATGGAAGCCGCGCGATAACGAGCCCCGCCCAGGCCTGCATTGGGTGCTGAGTACCGAGCCAACAAAGCGGGCAGTGTGGCTGCTGCGCTATGATACGAATTGGTGGAAAACATTCACTTGCAACCGTGCAGCAGCATCACCGGGGCCTGGCTCTCTCTGGCTGTTTGGCCAGGACTCGACGGAACACCGCCTGCTCTACGACCATTGCCGCGCCGAGACTCCCGTTTTTACGCGTGGCCGTGATCGAGTCGTCTGGAAGTGGACCTGTCCGCAAGGGGTCGACAATCACTGGTGGGATACGTTGGTCGGCTCGATGGTGGTGGCCTCGGTGCAAGGAATGGCCCTCGGGGAAGCATCGCAGCCGGTGACCCCGAAGCGGTGGACTACCGAAGAAATTGCAGCAGCTCGTGGGAGGAACCGCCGTGGATGACCTGGGGCTAAAGTGTCCGAAGTGTCACTGCCGGTTGCTTAACCAGCAAGGGCGGGCGGTGTATTACACGCGCAGGGGGAAGCGGTGCATTGTGCGCCGCCGCGTTTGCAATCACTGCGGGTGCCGTTTCTCGACCGTCGAGCGGGTGGCCCTCGAAGGGGAAAACTTCGGGGCCGGTTCCACTGGTGGAACTGTTTGACAAAAAATCTTTGAAAAGGGCTGACGGCGCTTGCATTGGTTGCGTTGTGAGTGCGAAGGGACTTTCACCATTTTTTCGGTGAGGGTCGCCCGTGACCGACGAAGAGCGCCAGCAACTGATTGACGACGCCATTGCGGACCCGCAATCAACCACATTTGACGGGTTGACTGTGCAGAACCGCGACCTGGCACAGCTGCGCGAAGTCGTCGGCCAGCAGCAAGCCACCGAAGGGGCTGCAAAGCCTCACCGGGGAATCCGGTTTTCAAAGCTGATTCCAAGGGGGGCCAACGGATGAACCTGCTGGCCATGGCGCGACAGCTCTGGACCGGAAAAAGTGATCGGCAACGACGGGCCGAGCTGCGCCAGGCTGCCGCCCGCCGCGCGTTTCATCGGTTGCAGGCCCGCTACGACGCCGCCGAAACGACTTCCGATAACAAGCTGCACTGGGCCAACGCGGACGATCTTTCGGCCCGCGCTGCCAACTCTCTCCCGGTTCGAAAAACGCTTCGGAAGCGGTCAAGGTACGAAACGGCGAACAACAGTTACGCCGCCGGGATGATGCTCACGCTGTCGAACGACATTGTGGGCAGCGGTCCGCGCTTGCAAATGAAGACCGCGGATTCCGAATACAACACGTTCGTTGAACGGGAATTCGCCGCATGGCAGCGCGACGTGCGCTGGGGCCAGAAACTGCGGACAATGTGCATCAGCAAGCCGCGCGACGGGGAAACGTTTGCCAAGCTGACCACAAACCCGCGGCATGAATCGCCCGTATGGCTCGATTTCGAGCTGATCGAGACCGACCAGGTAACAACGCCGGCGCTTGTGCCGACCCCGCAGCATATTGACGGGATCTGGTTTGACGAGTTTAGCCAGCCGAGTTTTTATGACATTCTCGACCAGCATCCGGGAGACCAGGACCAAGCTCCGCGGAACTTGGTTCCAAGAAAAGTTCCTGCCGATAGCGTGATTCACTGGTTCCGCGAAGATCGCCCAGGGCAGAAACGCGGAATCCCCGAGACTACGCCCGCGCTTCCGCTTTATGCCCAGCTGCGACGGTACACGCTCGCCGTGATCGCCGCTGCGGAAACGGCTGCAGACTTCGCCGCAATCGTGTCTTCCACGGCTGACCCGCGAATGGATGACGATGACCCGGTGGACCCGTTTTCGGAAATCGAGATCACTTCCCGGATGCTGTTGACGCTGCCAAATAAAATGCAGCTGCAGCAGCTGAAGGCCGAGCAGCCCACGACCACTTACGGGATGTTCAAGCAGGAAATCCTTAACGAGATCGCCCGCTGCCTGAACATGCCCTACAACGTGGCCGCCGGGAATAGCTCGGGCTACAACTATTCATCCGGCCGCCTTGATCATCAGATTTACTTCCGGTCAATCGCCATCACGCAAATTGATTGCGAAGCCGTGGTTCTCGATCGGCTGTTCCGTGAATGGTACCGGGAAGCGGTGCTGCTCAAGATTGCTCGACCGCTGGAACTCCGGTTGCGCCCGTGGTCATGGTCATGGGATCCGGCCGAAGACCTCGACCCCACGAAATCAGCCGCGGCTCGCCTGCAGGATCTGCAATCCGGGGCGCTCAGCTATCAACGCCTGTACGGCGAACTCGGCCTGGACTGGAAAGTCGAGCAGCAGCAACAGGCCGAAGCTCTGGGGGTGTCAGTCGAGAGATACCGACAGTTGCTGGTTCAAAAACTGTTTGGCGAATCCCCGGCCCCGATGGCCATGTCACGACGCCGGCAAGCCCGCCGCGGAAAGGTGCTTTCAGCATGAAAACGCTTTTCCTACGTGGCGGAATGCCCAAGCTGCAGGCCTCGGCCGATACCGTTGCTTTTGACGGCTGCGCGTATACGGGCGGGGTGATGTTCCCGACCTGCGACGACGTTCCCGCCGGAACGCCGATTGTCGTGGACCTTGATTCAATCGTGATCCCGTCGCCCGTTCGCCCGGTTCTCGACGATCACGACCAAAGCACCGACGGGGTAATCGGGGAAACCAGCCAGCTAAAGGTGGAAAACTACACGCTTCCCGTTAAAGGCGTGTTGTATCCCCAAAAGCCGCGAACGAAAGACAAGATTCTTTCGGCAAAGCGACATCGATGGCAGCTCTCGATCGGCCTGGACAATTACCGGGTTGAGCATATCGCCGCCGGTCGCTCTGTTTCCGTTAATCAACGCGTGTTTCACGGTCCGGTTGCGGTCATTCGCAACGGATATCTGACTGACCTGTCATTCGTCGCCGTTGGTGGTGACGACCTCACCTGGGCAAAGATCGCCGCGGCTCGTGCCCGAAGGATCAGAGCCAAGCAACTTTCTGCAGGAGCCGGAATCATGGGTTTTGAACAATGGTGTATGGATCGATTCGGAATCGATGCCGCCACGCTCACCGCCGAGCAAAAGGCCAAATTCCAGGCATTGTTTGATGCCGAAATGGCCGACGCTGCCGAAGATGCCACCGAAGCCGCTGCGCTCGAAGCATCCAAAGGTGGAAGCGCAGATGGAGAAACCGTTGCCGCGGGAATGACCGCTGGCCGCGCCGCGGCATCGACCGTGCAAGCTCACAGCCGCGCCGGAATCGTCGAAGCTCGCCGCGTGGCCGCCATTGGTCGCATTGCTGGCGACGACGAGGACCTTTACACCGAAGCGGTGGAAAAAGACTGGTCGATCCAACAGACCCGCGACGCGAAGGAACTGAAATCACTCCGCGCCGGACGGGCCAAGCCCAGCGGGATCGCCAGCAACCCCGGGCAGCGCGACCCGTCGCTGGAATCGGACACGATCCAAGCGGCAATCCTGGTAACCTCGGGCATGGGTGTCGATCGCGTGGCCAAGCTGTTTGCCGGCCGCCAGCACTCCGAGCGCATCATGAATGAAGCGCTGTCGGAAGAATATCGGGGAATGTCATTTCAGCGGCTGTTTGACCGAAGCATCCGGGAGGCCGGAGCAACCCCGCCTTCAAACCGTGAAGGTAAGACCTTCCTTGAGGCCGCCCGCGGTGCAAATCGGCAACTGAAAGCCGCCGGATTTACCACGATGAGCATCAGCTACATCTTGGAAAACGTCGCCCAGAAAACCTTGCTCGATGGCTGGGATTCGATGCAATCCAAGTGGAAGGAATTCTGCGCGGTTCGGTCAAACGTCGACTTCAAGCCGCACAGCCGGTACGCCCTCGATTTTACCGGCCAGTTTCGCAAGGTGACGCCTAAAGGCGAGCTGCAACACGTGTCTTTCGGTGATGCGAAATACACCAGCCAGCTCGACACGTTTGGGGCTGTCGTGACGCTCGACCGCCAAACCTACATCAACGACGATATGGGAGCATTCACCGCCCGCCTGGCAGAACTGGGCATGCTCGGTGCCCAGTCGGTTGAAGAGGCGGTGTTTACGCTGCTACTGGCATCCATCGGAACGTTCTTCGCTTCGGGGAACGGGAACTACATTTCCGGCGGATCGTCGGCCCTGTCGGTGGATAGCCTTTCAACGGTGCGGGCTGCATTTTCGAACATGATCGGGCCGAACAAAAAGCCCATTAACGTCGATATGCAAAAGCTGCTCGTAGGAACTGCGTTGCAGACCACGGCCGACACGCTGTATCGATCCGAGTCGATTCAGCTGGCATCGACCACGGCCAAGACGCCGACGAAGAACCCGTTCTTCAATCGGTTTGTTCCGATCGTGTCGCCGTATCTGAACAACACGGCCATCAAGGCCATGGACGACGCGGGGAACTATTCCGCGATCGCGAACCAATCCGACACGCTCTGGTTCGGATTCGCACAACAGGGTAACCGCTCGGCGCTGTCGGTGGCGTTCCTCAACGGTTCGCAGTCGCCCACGGTGGAAAGCCAGCCTTCTCCGTCGATCGAAATCCTCGGCGAAGAATACCGCGCTTACATCGACTATGGTGTGGCCACCGAAGATTACCGCCTGGCGGTCTGCTCGGCTGGTGCGTAATCCCGTCCGGCGTGTGCTGATCTAACCCGGCCGCCCGCGTGTGGTGGCCGGGTTTTCTGAAACCAGACTTTTCAAGAAAACAACGCTTTTCCATCAAGGAAACAATCATGGCCCAAACCCCCTGCCTTCGGGCTGGTTCGACTGAGTTTGTGAAGTACACGCCCGGCTCGGCGGTGATCGCTGGCCAGGTTGTGGTGGTCGGTCAAACGGTGATGATTGCCCCCGCGGCGATTGCTGCTTCGGCCGAGGGTGATCTATGTTCCGAAGGCCGCTGGGATGTTCCCGCTTCCACGGAAGCCTGGGCGCAGGGCGACGAACTGTTTTGGAACTCGACCGGGGATCCCGTCGGGGGTGATGCCGGTTCCGGCTGTTTCACCAACGTGGGGGGCGGGAATGTATTCGCGGGTTATGCCGCGAAGGCGAAGGCTTCCGGACTGGGCAAGGGCAAACTCAACTTGACCCCCGGCCGTTCTCGCCGAGTCCCGACCAAGACAGTTGCCGCGACTGGCAGCGCCCAAGGTGACGCCGCCGCGCTGGCGGAAGGGTTCAACTTCGTCACCGGTGCGGATGGCACGAAGGGCGTGATTCTGCCGACGCCCTATGACGGAATGGTGGTCACGGTGAAAAACCGCGACAGCGATAACGCGATTTTGAAGGTTTACCCGACGACAGGCAAAGCCGTTAACGCGTTGTCGGCAAACGCTGCAATCAGCTTGGCCGTAAAGGTGCCCGCGCGGTTCACGTACCTGGCCAGCACGGGCATCTGGTACACCGAACCGCTCTTGCCGAGCTGATCGAGTTCTCCGCCGCGGCGTGGTCCGTTTTCGTTGTCCCTCGAAGGAAGTCGAGCATGCGGTTTATTGCGATCTGCCTGGGAGTGCTCTTCATCGGATGCGCGGAAGCCTACTCCGCGCCGCCGGTGCCGGTGTTGCGTCTCGTCGTCAACGATGAGGCGTTCGAACTCCCAGACCATGAATCACCGATCAAGGTGATTGCCGGGGACAAGGTGGTTTTCGACCTGTCCACCAGCGAGGGCGCAGACCGTTATTTCGTCATGCTCGACAACCGACGGCCAGGCCAGCGGGAACTGATCACGCGCGACAAGTGGCAGCACTCCGAGCTGCGAAGTCGCGCGGGGGAATACCAGCTCCGCTTCATTGTGTCGAACGATGAAGCCACGGTGGAACTACGCCGGACCGTGCAAGTGCTTTGCAAGGAACCGACGCTGCCGGATGAGCCAACGCCCCCGCCGCCACAACCGCAGCCGCCCAAGCCGACGCCCGCCCCAATGCCTGCCCCGCAGCCGCCCCCGGTGAAGCCGGTGGACCCGCCGAAACCGGATCCACCGGCCCCGCCATCTGAACCGCAACCCGGCCGCTTTAACGTGGCCCCCGAGGTGTTCCGCCTGGCCAAGCAGATTAACGACCCGGCCGGAGCCAAAGCACTTGCCGCCCAATGCCGCGCCATCGCCAGCGGGAACTATTCCAGCTTGAACGCTCTGGCCGCGGATGTGGTCGCAACGCTCGGCAAACTGTCGCCAGCGTGGCAGCCGCTCACGTCAAAGGTGAAATCGGCGATTGCGTCCCTGTACTCCGAAGGCAAATTACAGAACCGCGACGACGCCGCCGAGCTGCTGCGGGAAGTCGCCGGGGCATTGGAGGCCGCCGGCAAGTGAAGCCGCCGAAGCTGCCACCGTGCGAGTGTGGAAGGCCTGGAGAATACCAGCGCTCACCGGTCACCAATCGCATTCACAAAAACGAAGCGTGGTGCCGGACCTGTTATGAGGCGGAATGCCATCGGCAAACCGTCCGCGAAGCCAAGCGAGAAAAGGCATTCAATTGAACCGATTTGCCCCACTGCTGCTACTCCTCATTGGCTGCACTGCTGCGCAGCCCGCGCCGGCTCCGTTCGTGCCTGGTGTGCCGAGTGACTTCATTCAAGTCGCCGCGCCGATTCAAGCGCAGTACCCCGCGTCATTTCAAGATGCAAGCGGACTCACAGAAGAGCAGTCTGCGGCAAACATCAATCGTAACGTCCGGATGTGGGGACCTGGGCTTGATTTGTGGCCCGGTCCTCAACTGATCGGCGATTGCACGTCTATGGGCGGTGCTCATGTCATTCAGGCATCGGAGTGGGCGGCCAACGGAGGCAAGCCGACGCGGCGAGTCTCAACCCTGTTTTTGTACTCATTGGCCAGATTCGATAATGGCAAGCGAAAGATTCCCTGCAACAGCGACGGGGGATATCCATCGATTCTGGCCCACAACGTCGCGAATTTTGGGTATCTCTACGAAGACGAAGCTGGGCTACCGCCTTACTCCGCGAGCGCTGCACGCAAGGCGGGGTGTAGCTGGCCGAATCAATCGCAATTGAAACTGGCCGCAACCCGCAGCGTATCCGTTCAGCCCATTAACGATGTGAAGGCGTGGCGAAACGCATTGTGCAGCGGATATCCGCCGACTGTCGCCATTCCGTGGAAGCCTGGTCGAACATACGTCAGCGATGGCCGAGTCTGCATTAGATTCGACGGGCCAAATCTTGGCGGACATCAAATCTGCTCGCTTGCCTACGATGGTTCATCCCCGAGCGGCAAGAAGTATTTCTTTCTCTACAACTCCCACGGAAGCGCCTGGCCAAACGGCGCACCAAAGCCCATGCAGGGTGAGCCGCCTGGCGGTGTCTGGGTGGAAGTGCCCACATGGGGCCAGTGGGCTGTAGATAACGGTGAATTGTGGTCCTACAGCGTGGAGGGCAAGTTCGCCCCCGAGCCGTTGGACCTGACCATCTTCGATTCCATTCAGACCGAGGAGAGATGATCGTGAACCGCAAGCAAATTGGCTACGCCACGATGGCAATGATTCTGGTCAACGCCGTTATCTGGACGCTTATTGCTGTCGAGAAGTCGCACGGAGCCGAACCGCTCGACCTGGCCATTCTCACGGATACCAAGCCGATCGCCGCGCGGGCCAGCGAAGCCCTCGACCTGCGGATTCTCGCCGAGCCCGTGGCAATGGCCGCGCGACCCGTTGAAGCCCTCGACCTGTCGATTCTCATCGATGCCCCCACGGCAAAACCAATGGTGAAGCCCTCGGCAGAATCGCAGCGGATTGAGATCGGCGATGAAGTCGGCAACCAGGCCAAGCCGTTTTCCGCCGCGCTTGATTGGGTATACCCGCTTCGCGGTTCGCACTGGACACACCCCGGGACCATCCGCCAGCACGTTCTTGAAGGCGTCCACGCTGGCAAGCTCACCGCCGAGCAAGTGGCCGCGATGACCGACGCCGAGCTGGAAGCGTGGCACAGCGACGACCACGAAGGGAAGGCCAAGAAGCCCGCACAGGTGGAACGCGTGGCCGAAGCCAAGCCGCGACCGAAGCGGGGAACGCTCGCCAGTGATGGCGTGATCTATTACGAGCATTCCGACGGGGTGTATCGCGCCCGAAAAGAGGACGGATGCGACTACACGCCGAGCAAAGCCGCGGCCCCCGCTTACCAGCAGCCTGCGTATCAAAGCGGGGGTTGCCCTGGTGGTGTTTGCCCCGTGAATCGTGCCACACCGTTCCGGATCTTCCGCCGCGGATGATCGGACCTAGCGCGGGGTGGGCTAACGGTAGGCCGCCAGCCTCATAACCTGGAAAGTGTCGGTTCGACTCCGGCCCCGCCATTTTGATCGACAACGCTTTTTGGAGTGCCCGACATGGCCGCCCCCGCCGCTGTTCTGAAAGCCTTCGACGCCGCTCACCGATCGCTCGGCGAGACGATCACGTACCGCGCCGGTGATGTCGCGATCGAGGACGTTTCCGCCATTCCCGGGAAATCAACCGCCGAGATTTACGACCAGAGTGGACTGGCCACCACCGTCGAGCTGCAGGATTTCGCCATTCGGGCCGACGCCCTGGTGGTGCCGGATGGCAGCGGGGCCCGCCGGATTCGTCCGGAGCGTGGCCACATTATTGAAGTGATTCGGGACGGCCAGACGCATCAATTCCGCGTGCAACATCCCGACATGAGCCAGGCCCCGTTTCGCAATGCCGACGCCTATGGCGGGGTGCTGCGGATCCACACGACTGAATCAGAAGCTCCAACCGCCGCCGAGTGATTCCCGGCCGCATGACTCCCCGGAAAACGTCCCATGGCTTCACCGGTTGCTCAGTTGCTCGATGAACTCGTCCAGGCGATCAATTCGCCAGCGGGTCAGACTGCGCTCGGGGGTGGCACGATTCCCGCCCGCCGCGGGTACCAGACGACCGAGGAACTGCGGAATCAGGAATCCGCCGCGGTCTGGTTGTCGCCGTCGCAATGGCGACCGATTGGAAAGTGTGGCGGGCTCTCCCTGCAGCAGCAACTGATCGAGCTGCGTTTTCTGCACAAGCAGCCCAAGCCCGATAATGAGCCCATCGACGCCAGCGTGGCCCAGGCAGAAGCCCTGCGGGATTACCTGCAGACGTTCGTGGGAACGCATGGTGGACGCGTGGAGACGGTCCTGGGGCCGTTCAACATCGACCGGGAAAAGCTGACGTTCCCCGGCCAGGCATCGGTGGGGCTGGTGCTGGATTGTGACATCATGACCGGAACGGCCGCGACGGACGCAGACCCGACCGAACCGGGACGGCTGACGATCGCCCGCAATGCCGTATGGGAAGCGATCGACAACTGGACCGCCTTGGCCAATGTTTTCGAGCGGACCTACAAAACGTCGGCAGACTTCGCGGAATTGCAGCTGCGGGACCCTTCCCCGGCAGAACTCCCAGCGATCGCGCTTTACTGGGCTGACATCAAGCCGGACTGGCGGACAAACCGAATGCAGGAATGGCCGCTGACGATGCGCCTAACGGCCTGGTTTCCGGGTGGTCGGCACACTTACGCCGAGACCATCCTGGAACACGTTTTCGACGCGATCTACCGATACACCGCGACCGGGGACACCGCCCCCTACATTCATAAAACGCTGGGCTTTCCGCCCAAGCGGGTCGATTCGCTCACGGTTCAATCTGTCACGCTCGGCCGATCGCAGCAAACCCACGCGATTCGGGCCGATGTCGCGTTCACGCTTCGCAGCAATAAAGACCCCTTCGGAGATGCCTGATCATGGTTAGCCCTAATGTTGGCGCGAAGCGCTACCTTGTGATGGGAACGGAGTCGAGCTGGGGGACTCTCCCAGGCACGCCGTATTACGTCCACGTGCCTGTCGACGATTACACGGTGAAATTTGCTCCCGTGAACCGTCAGAACAACCCCTTTTCGGGACTGCTGCAGCGGAAGCACTCCCGAAACATCAAGGGCATGCCGGCCGGGAATATCCCGGTGATGCTCTACGGGTTTCATCCCACGAACTTGACCGGCGCGAACGGGAACCCTAACCAATCGCTGGCGGAATGGCTCATGACGTGGGCGTTCGCAAACCACGAGACTCTAGACCTGCCTTCCAAATTCGCCGAATGGTACCGCGGTCCGAATGTGGCCAACTGTCGCCACCTCGGTCTGCGGGTTGACCAGGTTACGATGGCCGGAAGTGAAGACAGCCCAATCACGATGCAACTGGGGGTGATGGGGAAAACGGAAGCCGGTGACTCTGTAGTCACCTCGGCCCAGTCACTGGTGGATGATCGCGACCGCCTGGTGGAATTCCTCTTCGAGAATTCCGTTTTCGAACTGAATGGGAGCGAAATCCCGATCGGCGGATTCTCCCGGCAACTGCAGCGGGGGCTGAAGGCAAAGTATTACAACAGCACGGCCCCGCAGGTGCTCCGCGCGACGCAATACGTCGAAACGCTCTCCATCACCAAGCCCAAGGATGACGACGCCTGGGCGGATGTGATTCGTTCCCTCGATCCCGAGGACGCCCATACGGCCACGCTGACGCTGAAGGGCCTCCACATGGGGACCGGTGGTAGCGGTGACTATGCCCAGGCCGAAATCGTGTGGCCGCTGATGTCGCTCGTCACTCACGAAATGCAGGGTGGCCGCGATGACCTCGAAGACGACGTTTTGAACTTCGTTTGTCTCAAGCCGGACACGTCGAGCAATACCCACACCACGACCTGGAGCGAGGTGTGATCCATGCTGAATGTGGTTGCGGAATTCGCTGAACCGATTCGGGCATTGTCGGAACTTCCGGCGCTGCTCAATCGTCAGCTTCCGCGCCTCATGGGCGAGATCGGCCAGCGGATGGAAGCACGGGCCCGCGAAGATTTCCTGGTGAAGTCGCGCGGGGGAACGGGAGCGGGCGGGATCCGGTGGGCCGCGGTGACTCCGGCCGAGCAACGCGTGAGACAGCGCATGGGGGCGAAGGGCCTGGGGGTGCGGACTGGTGAGCTACTCAACTCCCTGACCCACACGACCAGCGGTTCCACATCGTGGGGCAAGCCGATCGCCCGCGGTGAAGTGGCCATCGAGTTCACTGATCAGCCAAAGGCCAACGCGTTCAACGCCGCCCGCGAATTGTTCCCGAGCCGGTTGCCGGCCGCATGGTATAGCCAACTGGACGGAATGACCCAGCTTTTTGTGGAAGACATCACCACCGGATTGTTCTCTTAAGGAATGCCCATTGATCATATTGAAGCCCCCGCCGAAACCGTTCTGGCATACCGTCGAGATTGCGGAAGGCGTTTCGCTCGAAGTGCGAATTGAGCCGCCCACGTTCGAAGCCCTGATTGCCGAGCGAACAGCCGAGACCGCCGCCGAGGCCATCGCGTTGCGTCTGGGCTGCATTGTCGACTGGCGGGGAGTGATGGATGACGCGCCGGAGCCGAAGCCGCTTCCGTTTTCCGAGGCGGGGCTCGCCGTGTTGATCCGTTCGCATCGCCTGGCGTTCGATCGGCTGCTGGTTGCGGTTCGCCCGCTGTTCGCCATCGATGAGGACCACGAAAAAAACTCCGAACCGCCGCCAAGCGCGGCGAATGTTCCGACCCCGCCATTGAACGATTCATCACCCTCCACCGACTCGCCGAACTCGGGAGAACCATCGGCCTAACCGTTTCCGAGCTGCTCGCCATGGACGGACAATCGGTGAGTGACCTGCTGACCGTTTACGACGCCTTCAAAGAGTAATGACCAATGGCCGCCACGATCGCTATCCGCGTGAAAAACGAGGCAAAGCCCGGGATTGCGGATGTGGTGCGCGATGTCACCGCCGTGGAAGCCGCCGCGGAGGGGATCGGCGAGGCGTTCGAAGATGTTATTCGGGAAATGCAGCAGAACAACACGGTGGCCGCCGAGCAGAAACTGGTGGTGGCCGATCTGCGACGCTCGTGGCTGCACTTCACGGCCGAAACCATCACCGATCTGAAAACCGTGGGCGGAGCGGTCCGCGATGTGACCGACGCCGCGTTCGACCAGGTGCGGAAGGTGAAGGACCTGGCCGAGGAGAACCGTAAAGTGGGGCTGGCGGTGGGGCTGGTCCAAACTGCCGCCGTCCGCGGGGCCGCTGCCTGGACTTCCTACGGTGTCGCCGTGGGCAGCGTGTTGTCCGTTGTGGGTGGGGTGAAAGCCGGACTGCTGGCCCTCGACACGGTGCTGGCCAACACGGGCAAGAAATCCAACGCGCTCGGCGAGATTGAAAGCAACCTCGATCGAGCCCGAGCCGCTTCCCGTGGGCTGCGGGAAGATATCGGGGCGCTCGCCGGTGAGGGCGTGGGGCAAATCAAGGACCTGGCCACCGCCACCGCTTCCTGGGCCTATGAAGCCACCGGGCTAAAGGCGGGCTGGGAAGAATTCGACCGGCAAATCACCGAAAGAACCGACAACTGGGTTACCAACGCCCGGGCGCTGGGTTCCGCCATTCGTGGCGTGAGCCGCGATGCCGTGGACGCCGCCGCCGCGATCGAGTCTGCTCAAAACGCCTCGAAGGACGATTTCGAGCGGGTGCGGGAATCCAACGCGTCGGCCGAAGCTTCGGCCAAGAGCCGCGCGGAAGCGGTCCGAATTGCCGGACTCGCCACGACGAAGGCCATTGACGAAGAACTGCAGAAGCTCAAGGAACGCCGGGGGACCCTGGCCGCTTCAAGCCAGTTCGACGCCGACGCCCAGAAGAGCTATCTGGACGGGGTGGAAGCACTGGAACGCCGTCGCGCTCAAATCCTCGATGAACGCAAGCGGTCCGAAGATGAAGCCCGCCGGCAGCAACTCGAAGCCGATCGACATTCCTCGAATGAGTACGCCCGCCAATGGTCGCGGGCATTAGACGACCGCAACGCGAAGATTCTGAAAGAGCAGGCCGACTATGAGCGCTCGCTCGATGAGGAAGTGCAGGCCCTGATCCGGCAGCATCAACGGCAGCAGCAAGCATTCGAGCAGCAGACCAAACTGCGGGCCGACGAAGCCCAGAAGCAGCGAGACACGTACATTGCCCGCTGGCGTGAAGCCGTGGGGGAAGTCGCCGACCTGGTGCGGGGCAAGCAGGGCGGGGGAGCATCGGACCAAATCGAGCAGGTGAAGCAATCGCTTTCCCAGCGCGATGTGGCCACGCAAGTCGGCAAACAACGGCAAGCCGCCGCGCTGCTGGAATTCGACCTCGGCGCTAACGACAAGCGAAACAAACTGCGAGAACAGGGCATGCTCGGCGCACAGGCCGACGCCCGCGTGGAAGCCGAACGCCGTAAGGTGGCGCTCAACGCGTTCACCGGAGGTTTTCGCGACACGATGCAGGGAAAAAACCAGGACGAAGCCACGGCCGCCCAGAATCAGCTGGTTGCCGCCATCACGAACAACGCCGCGGCATCGGGTGAACTGGCCCCGATCGTCGCCCAGGGATTGCAGCAAGCGGCCCAGCAGGCCATTCAAGCCAGCCAGGAGGCGATGCAGGCCAAAGCGATCGCCCAGCAGGTTCTGAACGCTCTGGGGGCCAGCCAGCAGCGCATGCGCAACGTAAACGGGACCCTGAAACGATGACCCTCCACATGCAGCAACGGCTGACGCGGTGGGACAGTTTCACCACCGTTGATTTGCAAGACATCGGCGCGGGCGATTTCGTCCTGTCGGTGTCTTACTCTCACGCCGCGCGCCTCACGTGGACCTGCCTGGAAGCCCAGCACACGCAACCGATTCCCGCCGGGTGCTTCATTCGCTTCTGGGATGACTCCGCCACGGATCCCGACGGGGACCCGTTCGACGAAAATAATCCGATGTTTATCGGGTACGTGGAGATGCCCGAGCCCGCCGCCGAATCGATCGGGGTGAATTACACGGCCTACGATCCGACGTTCCGGGCCACGCGGGAAGTGACGATCTTTAACGCCGCCTGGCCGGCCGGGACTCCGCCATCAGTTCGACCGGAGCGGCCCACGGGAGCGGTTCCGCGGCTGGTCTACAACGTGAGAATTACCGCGGACCCTGACTGGTCACACCAAGTCGGTGGCGACGGCACGCTGGGGCAGGTGATTGCCGGGGTTCTGGAGTTCACATATCACCCGCTGGTGTGGGTCGATGCGGCCCCCGGTGACGGGACCATCGGCGGAGCGGTTGACCCTTACGACCCGGCCGACCTGGCAGCACTGACCAGCACGCCACAAGAAAAGCTCGATTTCGCCAGCGAGTCACCGTACTCCGCCATTCAACGATTGATGCGGTACGACCCGCGTTTTCGATGCATGTTCGATCCGTCCACGAAGCTCTGGCGCTTCCGTGACATCACGCAGGCCCCCACAAAAACGGTTATCGTGAATGAAGGGTCGAGCCAATTCCCGCCGATGACGCTTTCCCTACGCCCCTCGGCAGAAAACTGCATCACGGCCATTACGATTTTCGGACCGCCCGCGCCGTTCGTCCAGAATCTGTTTTGGGATGATCCGGTAGACGCGTATGCCGCTGGCGGGGTTTATGCTGGCTACCCTCGGTTTGATCTGACACCGCTGGGAAGCCCAACCGTTTACCATGAGTTTTCAACCGCAGGCGGGATTTTCCAGACACGGTTCTGGAAACAGTTTCAGATTACAGACCCGGCCTACCGCCGCGGCGCGCGGGAATTACCGGTCACTTATGAATACCAGCAGAACGACCAAATTTTTTCATCCACATCGTTCCCGCTGCTGCTTGTCAGCTACGACCACGGAGCCACTTGGCAGCCGTGGCCGACCTACTTCGACGAGCTGAATGGGGTCATTGAGTTCGCTACGCCGCCCGTTTATCAGGTGACGAACGATAGCGGAATGAGTGTCGTTCCAGCCTCAACTCAAATCTGGTTTGCTCCGAACGCGCTCCGGCTGATCTGGGCCCCTTACGGGGAACCGCTCACCGTCCGCAAACCAGCCACGGGATACGAAGGCACGGCCTACACACAGATGGGCTTGCGGTACGAAGACTTCCAGAACGACGAAGCCCTTATGGTCGGCCGGGAGTTTGGCCAACCGGTGACGATTCCCGAGCGGCGGGCCGCGTTCGAGACCTACGCCCAGACCATTCTCGACCAACGGAAAGACGTGGTATGGACCGGGGCCGCCCAGCTTGACGGCCTGGACTGGGACTACATCCGCCTGAATCGCAAGCTGCAGATTCTGGCCAAGGACGGAAGCGGGAACTTCCTCACGACCGCCTGGGATAATGTCGGGGCCTATGTCACCGATGTGGAATTCGATTTCGAAGAACAAACCACGTCCCTGACGTTCTCGGCTGACAAGCTGGCCCTGTTTGGGATCGACTCCGCCATGCTGAAAGAACGGCTAAAGATTCGGCCGCTGCAGCAGATGGTTGAGTATCAAACGCAGTTTCTGTACGCGATGCTCCCGCTTCCGAGCGGCCAGATTGTCAATCAGGTGGTCGGAGTGCAAACCACGCCCGTGTTCCATTACATGGACAATCCGAGCGCCGTGCAGCAGCAACGCTATCAGCAGTACCAGCAAGCGATGGCCGGGGCGGAATCCATGAGCGGGGGGGGCGGAACATGATCCGTGTGGAGCCCTGGGCCGATCCCGCGCTGCGTTTGCATGAAATCGAGCAGCAGTTGCTGACGATCAACCTGGAAAATAAGCGCCAATGGTACGAACGGCAACCAGACGCCCCGCCGACGCCGCCGGACTGGCTGGGCTTTACGGGAATGCCGCCGACCAGCAGCACCACCACCACGTCGACCACCACCACCACGTCGACGTCGAGCAGCAGCACCACGACCGTTGCGGGTGTGTGTCCGCAATGCGTGGCCGTTTCCGTAGGGGCGACAACTTACATTGACGGCGGGGCCGCGGCATGGCCCGCTGTTGACGTTCCGATGCAGCCATATGGTTTTTCCGGATACACTCCCTGTACTTATTCTGGGGGGGGGTCATTCGGCTCGTTTGGCCCGAATGGATCGCCCGGGGTGGGGGCGTCTGCTAGCCCAACCGGGGGCGATCCGACAGCAGACTGGCATTGCGTTGTCACGTGGCCCAACGCGCCGGAGGGTTCTCCGTGCTTTGAACAGGCGGTCTATAAGAAAGCGGCTCCCAACACGGGAGCCGCCGGAACTTATACGTTCGAATCATCTCCGCCGGGATGCCACAACCTGAATTACCCCGGTTCGATTACGCTTGCTGGCTGCGGAAGCACGTCGACCACGACGACGACCACCAGCACCACGACCACCACCGTTGCCTGCACAGGGGGCATTCTCTGGGTGTCGAACGGTACCACGTGGGTCGATACCGGCCATCCATCCTATACCGGCTGCACGGGTTCATGTTCGTCGGGAATGGATTGCGTGGCATCGATGCCGGGTTACACGGCCCCATTTGGGACATACCAGCCGACCAGCTGCGGATGCGTCAGCACCACGACGACGACCACCAGCACCACGACCACCACCGTTGCCTGCCCGGGCGGGACAGGAAGCTGGATCTGGAACTGCTCGGGGGGGTGGCTCTTCACCACCGGTGACGGAACTTGCACGCAGCCCGCCAGCCCGCCCGCGGAATACACGCCGTGTGTGGACGGAACTATCGCCACCTATTCCTGCTCAACTTGCACCTGGAGCATCACGTGACCGACGCCGCGCCCGTGTTGTCGATTGTTATGGCCACATTTGATGACCACGATGGTTGCGAGTGGACGCTAACCGCGCTGCGGAATGAGCTGACCGGCCGCAAGATCGCCGACCAGGTGGAACTGCTCGTCGTGAACAACAACCCCGACAGCTACGACGGGAAACGGGTCGCGAACCTCTGCGCGAAAGTCGGGGCGCGTCACTTCGCGTTTTCGGAAAAGGTGGGCAGCTCCGCCCCGCGGGATGCCGCCATCCGGGCCGCGCGGGGAAAATGGGTGGCGTGTGTCGATTGCCACGTTCAATTTCTGTTCGGTGTGCTTCCTCGGTTGCTCGAATTCTGCAAAACGACCGACTCGCCGGACCTGTACCACGGACCGCTGGTCAATGAAGGCATGCTGGAGGCCGACGGCTCCCCGCGACTGGTCTGGACCCATTGGGTTCCGATCTGGGGGAATAACGGCATGCTTGGCAAGCAGGCCGGACTCCCCGCGGAAACGCTAGCCGATGGGGCGCCGGTGGAAATCGTCGGCGCTGGGCTCGGTCTGTTTCTGACGATGCGGGAACACTGGCTGGGCTTCCCGCCGGAGCTGCAGGGCTTCGGCTCTGAGGAGATGTGTATCCACCAGGCCTATCGACAAGCGGGCCGGAAAGCGTGGCTGCTGCCATGGCTGACGTGGTGGCACAAGTTCCGCGACCCTAACAAGCCGCCCCCATACCCCGCGTTCCACGGGCAAACCTGCTGGAATTACCTTTGCTGGCACAAGCGGACCGGGTTCCCAGCGCTTTCGGGTATCCGCGCGGCATTCGTGGGGTCTGATCGGCTCAAGGCTCCGCAGCTGAACCGCAGTTCGGTCGACACGTGGAACCAACTCATCAAGGAAGTGGGCATTGACGAAGCCGCGGCCTACCAGCGCGAACGCGATAAGCAAACGCCTACGCTGCCGATCGAGCTGGCCGACGGGAAGATTGTGACCCCGCCATTGCCACCGCCGCCGATCCCGCCAGAAGGGCCGGGGACTGAACTCGAAGCGATCAACCAGGAATATTTCGGCATCGCCCCGAACGATGCCTGCGATTGCAAGGGGAAAATCAACCAAATGAACGCGTGGGGCGTTGCCGGTTGCCGCGCGAACTACTGGACCATCGTAGGCTGGATGAAAGACAACGCCGCGAAGTACGGCTGGCAGGATCAGGTGGCCGCCGCCGGCCGCGCTGTGCTGACTGGTTTCGCGTTTCGCATCAAGTGGACCGACCCCTGGCCAGGAATCGTCTCCGAAGCCATCAACCGCGCCGAGGCCAAAGAGAAAGCGCAGGTGGCCGCATGAAGATTGCCTGCATCTGCTGCACACTCCGCCGTCCGCTGGAACTCGCCAATGCGGTTGCCTGCTTCCTTGCGCAGGATTACCCCGCCGAACTGCGGGAACTGATCATCCTTGACGATGACCCAGACCCGGAAAGCGGGTGGCAGAATCAGGCCGGGAACGGCTGGCGGATTGTGCGAACGCTCGACCGCTCGCCGAACTTGGGCCACAAACATAACCGCCTGGCCGAGCTGGCCGCGGAGACCGACGCCGACGCCATCGCCATCTGGGATGACGACGACATTTATGCGCCGTGGCATCTGTCCGCGATGGCCGCCGCGTTGCGGGTGTCGCGCTGGGCCGCCCCGTCGATCGTCTGGTCCAATTACCACAAGACGCGCGGGGTTCCGCTCGTCGCCGAGGTTGCCACCGGCCGATTCCATGGGGCGTGGGGCTGTCGCCTCGAAGCGTGGGAAGCCTGTGGGGGATGGCCCAATACCGAGCGGCAAACGTTCGACCAGGAATTCGGCCAACGGCTCGCCATGCTTGGGAAACCGTCCGACCCCTGCATGTTCGAACGCCCCTCTTACGTTTACCGCTGGAACGGCGGAAACGTGAGTGGTATAGGGGAGGGCTGGCATGGCCGCATGTTGGAAATGAGGCCGACCACGACACCGGGACAACTGCACGCCCGCTTTGATGACGAGACCGTCAACGTCCTGAGAAAGATCGGGGCCTAAAATGACACCCAGCGAACTGAAAACGCTGATCGACAGCGACCCAACGGCGAAAGCACTATTTGCGGCTGGCAACGATTCCGCGTGTGCCGTGCGGTGCGGTGAGATCGCTCCCGTTGCCCTGGTGGCGTTTGTCCGACGAATCGTTTCGCCAGTCCGTTCCGAATTTTCCGCCGGGGATAGCATGCCATCCAAGCCGAAACCACCACCGTGGGAACCACCCTACGTTTACCGAGCCGAGATCGTTGGCGTCCATGACGGCGACACGGTCACGGCGCGAGTCGACGTAGGGTTTTCTGTCTCCACGTACACAGACCTGCGGTTGCTCGGCATCAACTCGCCGGAATTGAAAACCGGCAAGCCCGGCAAGGACGCATCGCCGCCAGCAACCTCACCGAAGCCCGCCGGCCATTGGGAATACCGCACGGTCTGCCACGGCAGTTACTGCACGCGCGAGCCGTATTGGGTGGAGTGATCGAGACAGAGTCGTTCGCCTTTGATCCTTCTGGAGAACCAACGTGATCGGTTACGCGGGCGCGAACAGACCGCAGAGCATTGGTTGTCTCGGCGATTCTCTCACGGGATGGACGACGACAAACGGCGGCTTCACCGGCTGGGTGCAGCAACTGCAGGCTCTGTTCCCTCGCCGCGTGATCACGAATTTCGGGATCGGTGGATTCACATCCTCCAGCATCGCCGGGCGATGGGCCTCAGCGGTCAAGAACTGCGGCTATGACAAGATCACCGTCATGGGCGGGATCAATGACATCGTGGGGGCCACGCTGGGGTCCACGGTGATTACGAACCTCGACACGATTTTTGATCAGGCGATTGCCTTGGGCGTGAAAATCTTCGCCCTCAAGATGATTCCGTTCGGGAATCACACGCTCTGGAACTCGACGCGGCAAGGGTATCTGGACGAAGTCAACGCTCATCTTGTCAGCAAAGTGGCGGCGAATTCGTCACTGATGACGCTGGTGGATACCTACACGATGTTCGGCGCGGCGGGCGATGCGCAGGACCTGCACGCGGACTATGACAACGGCGACGGGCTCCACCTGAATCTGGCGGGGCATACCGTGCTGGCGAATTACATGAAGGGGATTATCTGGTGAATGATGCCGAGCGCATGCAGCGAATGGAATTGATGTGTCAGTTCATGAACCGCAACATCCAGAATCTGATGTTGCGGGGGACCGAGTTGGAAATCGATCTGGCGTTGAAGCAGGCCGAGATTGATCGGCTGACGGCCGAGATCGCCGAACTGAAGAAACCCGCCGTTGAGGCAGTGCCTGATGATTCCGTATCCGCCGCCAGCTAGCGCAACAGTTGCTGGCCTGATCACGACCGGTGCCCAGACCTTCGCAGGTGCGAAGACGTTCAACGCTGCGCCGATCGTGGATACGCTGACGGCCCGCGGCCCGCTGTTTGCCAGTGCGACGAAGCAGATCGCATCGCTGGCGGCACTGACCAACGGGCAACTCATGATCGGCTCGACCGGGGCTGATCCTGTTGCGGCGGCGATCACCGGCACATCGAATCAAGTCACAGTCACGAACGGCGCGGGCACGATCACGCTGAGTCTGCCGCAGGACGTCAACACCAATTCGACCCCGTCGTTCTCCAGTTTGACGCTCGGCAGCGCTCTCAACTTCATTGGGGCCAGCGGCACCGTTGTCCTCAACATGCAGCCGTCGACAACGTTCACCACAGCTCAATATCACGATTGGTTTCTGCAGCCGATCTACACCGGCACGACTCGCACGTCTGTTGCGGGCCTGCGGTTTCAACGCATCTCGACGACCGACGGAGCCTACAGCGGCGTGGTCTCTGTCTTCACGCGACTCAACGGGTCCGCCATCTCGGAGTGCGGGCGGTTTACCGAACGACAGTGTTACATCACGCCAGGGACCATCACGCCGGACGGCACGGGCCGCAACACGATCGTCCTCGGCAACAGCACAGCCCCAACCAGCAGCCCCGCGGACATGATCACGCTGTTCTCGGTCGACGCGGCGGCGGGTGAAGCTACGCTCGGCCTGCGGACGGAAGCGGCGGTCGTCACGGAATCGGTGACATCCGACCGGACGTTGAAAGTGGTGATCAATGGCACCGTCTACAAGTTCTGCTTGAAGGCATAAGCGATGGCGGGCGAAGTTCAACTCCTGATGCCATCACTGCCGGCCACGGCGTATTTCGTCGTGCGCAATTCCGTCGGTCAGTTCTGGAACACCGCCGGAACTCCCGCGTTCGAAGCCTACAACGCCGCGAACTGGACGGACTATGACATCGCCCTGACCCAATCCGGGGCGTCTCAGCATTACGCGGGGACGTTCCCGTCAGCGATTGCCGCGGGCGTCTACAGCCTCACGGCGTACATTCAGGGTGGCGCGTCTCCGGCGATCACGGACACGCTGGCCGGGCAGGATGATACGTTCCACTGGAGCGGGACGGCGCGGCGATCGCTCAACGATGTGAAGCTCTCAGGGGAGACGCACACGAGCGCCGTGATCCCCACTGTCTCGACTGTCAACGGGCTGGCGAATAACGTCATCACAGCGGCCTCAATCGCTTCGGATGCCATCACTGCCGCGGCCATTGCGTCTGATGCGATTACTTCGGCCAAGATCGCTACGGACGCGATTGGAGCGGCACAGATTGCGGCCAGTGCTGTGACGGAGATTCAAAGCGGTCTCTCCACCCTCACCCAGACTCAGATCACCGGCGGCGCGTACGCTCTGAACTCGGCATCGTTCGCATTCAATGCGGCGCTGCCGTTGACCACTCAGCAGAAAGCCGACGCCAACACGGAAGCCGACACCGCCGCGGCAGATTACGGGGCACTCAAACCAACAACCGCAGGCCGGACGCTGGATGTCTCCGCTGGCGGTGAAGCGGGAATCGATTGGGCTGCGGTGCAATCTGCATGCGCCGCAGCGCTGACGGCGTTCGATTTCACGACAAAAGATGTAGGAGACGTAACCGGCGATGTTGGCGGCAAAATCATCGGCGGCGGGTCCGGCACGATCACAGGAACCGGCGTGCGAGCCGACGACCGCAACGGGGATGCGATTCCCACGGCGGCACAAATCCGCGACGTATCCAATGCATCACCCGCGGCGAACTCGCTTGGGGCTGCGGTGAATGAGGCGGCGGGATCGGCGACGAACGCGGTCAGCTACATCACCACCGCTCTGAACCGTCTCGGGGCTTGGTCCGGCACAGGAATAAACACCATCCTCGGCTGGGCAAAGTCCACGGCAAAGAAAGACGCCACCGCACCCAGCGACATCGGCGGGACTTTCGACCCGGCGACCGACAGCCTCGAAGCACTTCGCGAACGCGGGGACAGTGGGGCTTGGGGATCCGACGCAACGGCCATCGCAGATAGCCTGATCGCCGCGGTAGACGAGACCGGGTTGAAGGCGAGCAGCTTCACGCCCGAGGCCCTCGACCAACTGCGGGCCGCGGAGATCGATCTTTCCCAGTGGGACCCCGACACGGACCCGGTGAAGATTTACCGCGGCGTGGATCATTTGCACGCCACAGGCAACGCGTTCACGTTCCGCAACGTGGCCGGCAACTGGCCGGACCTAACCGGGTGCACGATCCGAATGGAGTTGATCATCGATGGGGTTACCGCGATTGCCGGGGCGGGAACAATCGTCACCGCCAGCGGAGCGAACCAAGAATTCTATATCCAGGTGCTGCGGACCGCGTTTGACGGTTCACTGATCAAAGACAAAACGGGCGTTTTCCGGTGCGTACGGATCGATGGGAGCGGCAACCGGTTCCCGCTGGCCAACGGCGTCGCGACATTGTTCCCGAATACCGCGCCGGCCGCGTGAGTCATTTGGTGATCACTTTGGCTTATGTTTTTGGCGAGTTTCTAGGTGGCCGCTCACCGTCTTTCCGTTGGACTGAATCTCAACAGGATTTTTGTCCCAGTAGTCGTTTGGATCGATGTCGGCTGCAAGTTGCCGGTTTGCTGCGTCACTCGACTGCTGCCCTAACCACTCGCTGTACAGGATTGACGCTCGGTGGCCTGCCTCGGCCAGATGGCAATGTTTTCTTTAGCATTCCGTAATCGTCCGCAAAAAAAGTTGCGCTTCGATCAACGGACATAACATTGCGTGAAAATGTGGCTTGCATCTACTAGATTCTCCGCAAGTGCAACGGAAAATGGACAGAGGCGTGCATAAAACGATTTTGTGCTTGCGTGAATCAGTTCGTGCACTTATCCTTCCTCGTGTCCAATTCAACGACACGGCAAACCAAAAGCAACAGAAAAAACCGGGCAAGGTGTGGAAAATGGCAAAAAGCAGAAAGAACACTTCCCAAGAGCCAGCCGCGAATGAGATCAATCCCAACGCCATTTACACCACTGCGGACCTGTGCCGCATTTTCGGTGTGAAGCGAACAACGATTGTTCGGTGGCGGGCAGAACGGGGCTTGCCGCTGGGCGGTGCTCCGAAAGGCCACATTACCGGCCGCGCGATTCTGGACTGGGTTGAAAACGGGAAGGGTTGCACAGCCGTCCAACCTGCAACGGCCGCAAGCTGAGTCTGCAGCCGCCCGCTCGTTGGGTTGCGTGCAGATAACGAAGCACAGGCTTAAACGCCGCCGCAACGTTCGACGCGATTTTCCAGCGCAATTTGTTACCGACGAGCGGGTGGCTCTGGTCTCAGTCTGACCGAGTTTAATTCCGAGTTCTTTTTCTGCGTGGAAGGTACGCGCCGATGACGCTGCAGCAAATTAAATCGCGATACG